CCCCGGCATGCTTTTCAAATCGAAGACCCCCCACCCCCTATATTTTCTCAGGAAGTCTGCGTCTGCTTTGCGCGCAGAAAAGGGCCCCTTAAGGGGACCCGTAAAAACCTCTGGCGTGTCCCCCTGTTCTTTGCCTATACGGGGAGCACTGCAGTCCAGCGCACGCCACTGCTTACAAACATGACAGGCCCCATGCCGATAGTTGATATCGAGCCGTCCGACGTCTACCCCGTGCCGTACGACGACGCGGATGAAGTGCCCGAGTCCTTTGAGGACCGGTTGATCGTCGCTGCCAACACTGCAGAACTACAGCATGCGCTCGGCGCAGAGCCTGATGATGCCGAACTTGAGGACGTAATCAGTGCTGACCTGCTTGCCGCTGCTGTAGAGAACAAGAGCAAACGTGCGCTGAAGAGCCCGGCGCTGGCGCTGGCGGCAGGGACGTTCCTGCGGGAGTACGGTGCGCGCGTTGCGCTGGACGTGGCGACGACCCGGTCGGCTATTACCCATAAGCTGATGGAGCTAGCGAACTGCGGGGACCCCAAGTACGAGTTGAAGGCGCTCGAACTGCTGGGCAAGCACTCTGACATCGGCCTGTTCACCGAGCGCAGCGAGATCACTATCAACTACAAGGACCCTGCGGACCTTGAGAACGCCATCAAGGAGAGGGTCAAGCGCCTGCTCAATGCAGAGCTTATCGACGTGACGCCGGGCGTCATTAACCTAGAGGACGAGTTGGGGGAGGTAAAACCTCTGGGCCTCGTGGAGCCCGAGGAGGCGACCGATGACGACGGACTCGGTTAAGCCCCCCTATATTCCTCCTCCCAAGGTCAAGCGCCTGTTCGAGTCGGTGTCGCTGGAAGACATCCCGAAAATTCTCCCCCTGCTTTCAGAGGCGGAGCAGGAACAATTGCTCCTTGAGCTCGATAAGCTGGAAGAAATGAAGGCGCGGAAGGCCGCTAGGGAGAAATTCCTGCCCTTTGTGCGCGCCATGTGGCCGTCGTTTATCTCTGGCAGGCACCACGCGCGGATGGCGGAGGCGTTCGAGCGGGTGGCTAGAGGCGAGCTAAAGCGGCTGATCATCAACATGCCGCCGCGACACACCAAGAGCGAATTTGCGTCCTTCCTCCTGCCTGCGTGGTTCCTCGGCAACTATCCGGGCAAGAAAGTGATCCAGACCAGCCACACGGCGGAGCTCGCTGTCGGTTTTGGTCGGAAGGTGCGGAACCTTGTGGACACTGATGCGTTCCACGATGTTTTCCCCGACCTTGTCCTGCAGTCGGACTCCAAGGCGGCGGGCCGGTGGAACACCAGCAAGGGCGGAGACTACTTCGCTATCGGTGTGGGCGGTGCGGTTACCGGTAAAGGCGCTGACCTGCTGATCATCGACGACCCGCACAGCGAGCAAGAGGCTGCGCTGGCGGAGATTAACCCGGAAATCTACGACAAGACGTACGAGTGGTACACGTCAGGCCCTCGCCAGCGCCTGCAGCCGGGCGGGGCAATAATCATCGTCATGACCCGGTGGTCAAAGAAGGACCTCACCGGGCAGGTAATAAAGTCTGAAGCGCAACGGGGCGGTGACGGCTGGGAAGTCATCGAGTTTCCGGCGATCCTGCCCTCGGACAAGCCGCTCTGGCCTGAGTTCTGGTCGATGAAGGAGCTCTCTGCACTGCGCGAGGAGCTCCCGAACAGCAAGTGGATGGCGCAGTACCAGCAGAATCCGACGTCCGAGACCTCTGCCATCGTCAAAAGGGAGTGGTGGAAGACTTGGGAGACAGACAGCCCCCCGCAGATCGAGTTCATCCTTCAGACGTGGGACACGGCCTTTGAGAAGACGCAGCGAGCGGACTACTCGGCGGTGACGACGTGGGGTGTGTTCTACCTGAACGACGACACGGGTGCGCAGCAGGCGTGCATTATACTCTTGGATGCGTTCCGGGAGCGGATGGAGTTCCCCCGACTCAAGCAGAAAGCCATAGAGAAGTATAAAGAGTGGGAGCCGGATAGCGTCATCGTGGAGAAGAAGGCGTCCGGTGCGCCGCTGATCTACGAGATGCGGGCAATGGGCATCCCCGTGCAGGAGTTCACCCCCACGAGAGGCAACGACAAGATCAGCAGGCTCAACGCTGTGGCTGACATCTTTGCTAGTGGTAGAGTATGGGCTCCGAACACCCACTGGGCGGAGGAAGTCATCGAGGAAGTGGCCAGTTTCCCCGGCGGGGACCACGATGACTACGTAGATACTGTGTCTATGGCGGTTATGCGTTTCCGCAAAGGCGGTTATATCAGCACTGACCTCGATGAGCCGGACGACATCCGGTACTTCAAGAGCCACCGCACGCAGGGGTACTACTGATGGCGACGCAGAAGTTCATGGGTAAGAACCAGCTGGTCAAACGGCTGTCTGCGCAGGTGGGTAGCGAGGGCTTGGCCAAGAACCTGCTCAAGAAGCGGGGAGACATGACGTCGGGTGGGGCGCTGACCGCCGCTGGTAAGAAACGCAACGCCATGACTGCTGAACAACGCGCCAAGGACCGGGCGGCTAAAGCCGCCGGGAGTACCCCCGCTGCGTTCACCTACAACCCCAAGACCAACCTCGCGAAGCGGAAGTAAACCCATGGACATCGACAAAGCGTTCAACCAAGCCCCGATGGGACTCCCCGACATGCTCGGTGGCGAGCCGGAGCTCGAGATCATCGTCGATTTGGGCGAGGGACTCGAGGAGGACGGCCTCGAGGTCGAGGAGGAAGAGGACGAGGACGCTTTCAGCGCCAACCTCGCTGAGGACATGGACGAGGACGTCCTGACCGAGCTCGCCTCCGACCTGCTCGGTGACTTCGACGAGGATATCAGCGCCCGCAAGGAGTGGATTCAGACCTATGTGGATGGTCTGGAATTGCTCGGCCTGAAGGTTGAGGACCGCACCGAGCCGTGGCCCGGAGCCTGCGGCGTCTACCACCCCCTGCTGAGCGAGGCGCTGGTCAAATTTCAAGCCGAGACCATGATGGAGACGTTCCCGGCTGCGGGGCCGGTCAAAACGCAGATTATCGGCGAGGAAACGCCGGAGAAGAAGGAGGCGGCTACCCGCGTCCAAGACGACATGAACTACCAGCTGACCGAGCGCATGGTGGAGTACCGCCCCGAGCACGAGCGCATGCTGTGGGGCCTCGGTCTGGCGGGTAACGCGTTCAAGAAGGTGTATTACGACCCGTCGCTAGAGCGCCAAGTGTCTATCTTCGTACCTGCAGAGGACATTGTTGTCCCCTACGGAGCTAGTTCGCTGCAAACCAGCGAGCGCGTGACGCATGTAATGCGCAAGACGGAGAACGAAGTCCTGAAGCTCCAGAAAGCGGGTTTTTACCGCGAAGCGGAGCTTGGCGACCCCTCGGACGTCTTTGACGAGGTCGAGAAGAGGATCGCCGAGAAGATGGGCTTCCGGGCTTCGGCGGACGACCGCTACAAGCTGCTCGAGATGCACGTCGATCTGGTGCTGGACGAGGAAGAAGACGAAGTCGCCCGCCCGTACGTGGTGACTATCGAGAAGGGCTCACAGACTGTTCTGGCTATTCGCCGTAACTGGCAGCCGGAGGACAGGACCAAGCAGAAACGCAACCACTTCGTCCACTATGCCTACATCCCCGGCTTCGGGTTCTATGCGTTCGGCCTGATCCACCTGATCGGTGCCTTCGCCAAGTCCGGCACGTCGCTTATCCGCCAGCTGGTCGACGCAGGCACGCTGTCCAACCTGCCCGGTGGCTTCAAGACCAAGGGTCTGAGAGTCAAAGGGGACGACACTCCGATTGGCCCCGCTGAGTGGCGCGACGTGGACGTGGCCTCCGGCACGATGCGCGACAACATCATGCCGCTCCCCTACAAGGAGCCCAGCCAAGTCCTGTACCAGCTACTCGGGACTATCGTGGAGGAAGGCCGCCGGTTCGCCAGCGCTGCCGACCTGCAGGTCTCGGACATGTCGGCCCAGTCACCTGTGGGCACTACGCTGGCTATTCTCGAGCGCTCGCTGAAGGTCATGTCGGCGGTGCAGGCGCGCATCCACTACGCGATGCGGCAAGAGTTCCGGCTGCTGCGCGACATTATCCGCGACTACACCCCGGATGAGTACAGCTACGAGCCGGAGGACGGCAAGGCGTCCGCCAAGCAGTCGGACTACGACAAGGTCGAGGTTATCCCGGTCAGCGACCCCAACGCCGCTACGATGGCGCAGAAGGTTGTCCAGTACCAAGCCGTCATGCAGATGGCTCAAGGCGCTCCGCAGCTGTACGACCTGCCGTACCTGCATCGCCAGATGCTCGAGGTTCTGGGGGTCAAGAACGCGACCAAGCTCGTGCCGATGGACGAC